CCTCCTCTCGTTTAACGTCCGAGTAGTAGACGGTCTTCAACCTCTGCCGGGAATCTCTCATATGTGCATTGGCTTAAAACCAGACATCAAATCTGGTTTTGACAAACTGTCTCACGGCCATTCGTGAGGTGTGGGCCACCTTGACACCATTTCTGGTGCACCATTCGAGCATGGGTGGCACATACTCGTCCCACATCTCTTGTGGGTGAAGGGACATCTCACACAAGCAGTGCTCAATCCTGGTGACCAAATCACCTGTTGGGTCACGGCTGTTCTTGTACCAATAGGGCTCAAACAAAAAGCTCTCCTTGGCCAAGGGTGCAACCCATCCAAGATTGACATTGCTTGCAATGAGACCTCCCTCATCATCATCACTGACAAAAGACCTCTTGAGGAAAGTAACCTCCTCAAGGGTCTTGTATGGAACAAACTCACCACTCTTGTCGCCGGCAGTATATGTTAAGTCAAATAACTCAGTCATATACTTCGCGACGGACACCTGGTTGAACTCATCCTTGAGCTCATCATCAACGGAATTGACATTGTCATCACCAAAAGTGACAAAACACACCCTTTTCCACATGTGAATCATGTCCCCGGTAACCTTAACATAACAACCTGTCAAGGTCACAAGGGAATACATGGAATTCACAACTGTGGTCAAGGGGTGGCCACTTGGTAAAGACTTATTCCACTGCACAATGTAGCACAAGGAATTGCCCATACCGGTGATGTGTCGAGAATGGACCAACTCCATCCATAACACATACCTCACGGTATCATGCCATGGCCTCCAATCCGGGTTGTTGTGCTTATACCAACGATTGATATAATTCAACAATGGGATGTGGATCCATGGCATCTCACTCGAGTCAAACCTGGAATAATCACCATCAAAGGTGGCCTTTCCCGCACTAGCTAAAGCTTGTGCGATCATAAACCACTCTTTGTAATGATTAATCCCAGGTGCCATACCGTTCTTCACATAAGTGTCAAACATCGCAGCCATGAATGCACCAAAATACATCCGGACTGCGATAGTGTAGTCAAGCGGCGCGCCTGAGATGACGCGCGTCGAAACACTCTCGACCTTGTGTAAAGGACGGAGTTCATCCTTAAGAAAGTCTGTGCACAAATGCAACAGACGCTCTCCCATCTTTGCATGTGCAATGATGGCATCTACATCACGTCTTACCACAGCCAAATTCACATTGGCTTCACTAAAATCAACGTCGCCCTCATGTCCGAGGAACGCTGTTTTCCCTGGTAACTGGGGCGTAACAAACGAGGCATACTTGTACCCTGCTGCTGTCTTCCTGTTGATAGGCTTCATCTTCCATTGTACTGGAGGAACGATAGCCTCTTCAAAAGAAAGCAAGCAACGAGGATGATTCTCAGTTGCCTCCCAATGCTTCTGCATAGCCAAATTGACTATGGGTTCCATGTCCTCAGGTGACTTGCACACCAAATCAGTCTGGTATGCAGCCAATCCCTTGGCCATGGGTTCAACCCAAACACCATCCACTTCCTTTGGTCGCAAAACCGCAGGAGCAGATGGAGCTGGGCCAAACACTTGGTCCTTTTGCATCTGAGATGGCTTAAGGCTCGTCTTAGTTGGCATGTTCACCGGTTTTGGTAAAACACCCACCAACTCAAACGAACCCTGAGTGATGCCACGCTGATCCAAAGCTGTCTGTAACTCGACAAGCTTTTGACCAGTGGGCAAGGGATACTCTTCATCAAGAACTGTCGCTCCTACGTCACAGAAAGTGTTGAGCTGTGTATACAACTCCCTGGCAACTTCCTGGGACACGATGGTAGAGAAACCTTCACGTCCGTGAATGTTATCTCTACCAGCGCTGTGCATTCCGATGATACAACGACCACCGAAATGCCTGCTCTCAGCCAATGTCAATGGGGCTCCACAATCACCAACTACTGTTGGTGCTGTGTACCTGACCAATCCCTTGATCTGGGTTCCTGCTCTCTCATCACATCCTGTAGCCTGATATGCACATGTCGGTGACATGTGAATAACACGCTTCAACTCATTGTCGCGTGACAATGACGCCACATCAAGGCGAACGGCTGTATTTGCTCCACGTAAAATACTCTTGATCTCATGTTGGGTCAAGAAGTACTTCACAATGTTCCGAGTGGCTTTCAAAAAGACGCCGCCAAACGAAACTGCAGCAATATCATAGCCGTCCATTTCAACATGTGGACGCGAAAGGAAACATTCAACGGATATCTTCGCAAGCAATCCATGCCGCGCTGACTTAAAGTAAAGGACTTCGTCCTTATCCAAAGTCTTCAACGCCTGCCTGAAATGCTTGGGATACATATACACATCTGAACCCAGGCCAATGAACTGTCCTACAGGGCAATCCTTGGTATAGCACTTAACAGTGCCCTGGTACACGTGATCGTGAACGGCCTCATCTGGGGGCACGCCCACCTGCATATCCAACTTGCCCGTGTAATTAAACGTGGGCATATCGATAAACTGAGTCTTCTGCTTCACTGGTTGTTCCTTGATGTTGGATTGCATCTCAATCTTGGCCTGCTTAGGCTTAACACCAAGAAACTCAAGCACTGTGGTCACTACTGTTGACACAGCATTAACCATCCCTGAAACAAGTGAAGAGACAACCTTAAAGATTGCCTTCACTATAAACACCATCGAAAATCCAGCAGCAAACTGAACCATGAATCCAGCAAATCCATTCTGGTTACGCATCCAAATACACCAATTGTCTATGGCGTCACATATGCGATCCAAAATGGACTCATGCTGTGCCTCCTCTACTAAAGATTCGGCATCACTCTCAGAATCAGAATCTATCACATCAGAAGCTCCCCCTAAAGGGTACGAGCTCATTGCGCGGCCACGCAATCCAACCTGCATCTCAATCTCAAAATCATCGGGAAATATCTCCATATGTCCTGAAGTTGGTTCAGGTTCAATATCATCAGGAAGCTCTGTGTGGCCAGTTTCTGGCTCATCTACAGCCTCACCAATGACGTTCAAAAGCTCGCGCAAATCATCAATCTCTTCACGGTTACCTGTCTTCCTTGACTTAATCTCTGATGCTGCATCCAACACAATGGACTTCAATCCACCGGGGATCTCGGCACCAGCGATATTGTCTCGATCAAAGCCATGATGCCTTAGGACCCAAATGTCCCAAGGCAAAGCATCAATGACATCATCTCGCAATAACTTCTTGCCTTCTGCCTTGGCAGCCCTACTCCTTATAGACAGGGCATGAATAGCGTCTCTAAAAGCGCTATTCACCTTAGCAAAGTCAAAGAAACCTTGCTCTGTACGATAATCTGGGTTTAACTCAACCCAGACGGATCTCTGAAAACGTCTCACTAAAGCCTTGGGTTCCGTAATGAAGGGTTGCCACTCTGCAATCACATTCCTACAATTGGTAGTACCAACAACAAGAGGTGAATCAAAATTCATCTTACCCTTGCTCATAAGGTCTGCAAAATTCAAAGGATATGACCAATTGCCAATTGCTCGAATGGTCTGCATAGCCTCTGAATCACTGTCACCAGGCTTAGGTTTAACCTGAAAACAGTCATCCATAACCAAGCACTTCTGGCCAATGTACCCATTCCAATACTCTGAAGTTCCTTTTTGCCAAAGATTCTCCAGAGCATTCTCTGGGGTACACTCACCAGCAAGCATTAGAATCGTGCTTCCAATCATGCGAACCAATGTAGTTTTACCTACACCGGAATCGCCTCCAATCATTATGCAATATGGCATCGGACGCATAGTGTTCTCACTTGCAATGGCACCCTCATGTGGTGCCAAAGCCAAACCTAGCTTCTCCATCCAAAAGGATACATCCCTCTTGGACTCCTGCGTAACAAGGACTTGTTGAAAACCAAAGCCCTTAATCTGCAAATCCTTCACCTTGCGAATCTCTTCAATGGGTAACTTGGGATTGACAGCCATATGGCGCAAGGCATCAATAACCTCACGCTTCCATTTGTCATAAGCTGTCTTCTTCTGGGAGAAGGTGATACGGTTCTCATCCTTTCTTCTAAGGACAAAGTTGATCAACTCCTCAACCAAATTCAAACACTTGGTGAGGAACACATCAATGCCTTCAGAAGCTCTGGTGAAAATTGAGACTCTTCTCAAAAATTCACCAGATACAGACTTGACATCTTTACCAGGCACCCAACAAGTGAGTACCATGGTAACGAAGTCAGCAGTAACTGACGTGACTCCAGCTTGAAAATGGAAGCCACGTGGGACGAACTTCTTCAAACACGCCGTTATTTCTGGCAAATAAATGCCACAAATAGAAAGCGCAGCTGAAATAAGCAAAGGTACATGGGCAAACGATGATAGTAGCCAAATCAATAAGGCTATAAGAGCTGGTTTCCAAATCAGGTCACCAAGCTCCTTAGCCTTCTCAACAAAGCTATCCAAAGCAGCAGTCAAATTTGATAACAAACTCTCGCTCTTTTCAGCCACTTTATTGGCCGAAAAGGCGGCTTTACCAACCATGACAGCAGCCGCTGTCAAAGCTGATCCAGCCACAACGTTGGTAACCCCTGTCTGCAGTTCCAGTTCACTGGATCTGATCTGGTAAACCAACTCAAGCTCGAGTCGTGATATCTTCTCAATCTTCTGCTTCGTACGCCCACGTGGCTTGTAACCACGCAGGACCTTGGCATGCTGACTAGAAGAAGCCTTAACAATCGCTTGCTGCAGAGATTCACGCCATTGACGTTTCTCTGCGCGAGTCAAAAGTTCAAACTTCTTCTTGCCCTTCGCACCCTTGTTCAACAAGGAAGCATCCTCAAACTTCTCAACGATCTTGTCAACATATGTTGATCTGATCTTCTCATAAGTCTTATGCGAAACAGCTTTCTTCGTAACATGGCGCTCACTCCTATTTTGACGTACTGTTGTAAAAGACATTTTGTCATAATTCTCACACACTCATAAAAACAAGAGTGCTAAGTATAAAACACACGTCAAACAGATACTTATGGGGACTCTGAAGTCAACATCAATGCCGCGCCAACAGCATTTCCGCCGTCATCACACACTTAAATGCATATGTTGATTGTTACTAATTCCGAGCTTCATGTCCTCACCGTCTTCGGCTTCGTAAGACACCCCGGTACAACGCCAACACAACACATACACTAAGCATGTGACAAAACCATAACCCGAGTTATGACTTTGCCAGGGGGAGGTAACGCTCCACCGTACATACTGTCTTTACTCCTCTACTGGAAACCTCAGATGCCACATTTAGCTTTTAAACTGAGGACAATGCCTAAGTGTACGTCACAACCTAGCTTATCTTCATTCCTACCAATTCATAACTGTTGTATTGAAGTGCATAAAACACTCAACATAATAAAGAAAAGAAATGAAACAAAGCTAAACAAGGCAAACTTACTACCTTGCTACAAAAGAGACAAAGTGGTATAACAACCACACATATAAAAATATAAATAAATAATAGTAACGCAACTAACATAGTACAACGTTGCGAAACAATAAATCTCTCTCAATCTCACACTCTCAAAAAGTCTGGGAAACAAAGTAGTAAGGTCACCGCCTTCTGTCGGCCCATGCTTAGCTGCCATAGGTACAGGCAAACAAAATCCACGTGTAATTTAAC